ATAATGTTTAAATGTCCAGAAGATAAGGAGTAATTATTATGGCAGTGAAAATTGTTCGTCTAATGAGTGGTGAAGAGATTATCGCAAGCGTTGAGGAAACCAAGACCTCAGTCACTCTTAAGGATCCTTCGGTTCTTATTCCATCCCCCGAAGGAAAATTGCTCTTGGCAAAATGGTTGCCATACGCTAATGTTGAGGATGGAATTGATCTAGCAAAGTCCCATGTAGTATTCATGGTTGACGCACAAAAGGATCTAGAAGATCATTACACAAATGTTGTTGTAAATAATCTGGTAATTCCTGGTAAAAAGGTAATTGATCCTTCAGCAAACCTTAAGTTGTCAGTCTGACAGGCTTGACATGGATACCCATTTGTGGTACAATGGGTATATATCCCTGTAGCTCAGTTGGATAGAGCAACAGCCTTCTAAGCTGTGGGTCAGAGGTTCGAATCCTCTCAGGGATGCTTGGAGGTTTACAATGTCAATCAAAACATATAATGTGTTTAATACAATTCGTGTTAGTCCCCCGTTTCTCAGAAGAATGAAAGGAAAAAATATGTCAAAGATTACAAATTTATTCGTTAATGTTCTAGGGTGGGTTGGCGTTCTTACTCATGTCTTTGTGTTTTTCGCTGGCAAGAATCTTGCTCCTCGCACTGGAGATATGTTTGAACTGTTTGGTTCTCTCTGCTTCGGAGTCGGTGTGCTTGTTTATATCGCACTCAGCAAGACCGAAGCAGAATTCAAGCGTGAGCGTGACGATCTCTATCGTGAGTGGGATGCTTGCTATCGTTACATTGATGATGGTCTACGAGAAGTTCGTGATGATGTAGAGAGACTAAATCATGTGTCTCAGTGCTGCAATGTGAAGAACTCACGAAAGTGAGAAATAATATACATAAAGGTGAATGATTCAAGTCACATACCTCTACTCTTTTATTGAGTTTAGTGGCAAACCTAAAAGATTTTTAGAATCAAAACCTGAATGTAAAATACGGGGTTACGGTGTCTCAACAGATGCCGTAACCCTTTCTGTTTGGTATGAGAATACCCAAGCATTTAATGTCATAAACAAAAGTCTTCAGGACCGATTCGGTATCGTTCCTCAAGATGTCAAGTTTGTTTAGGAGGACGCCATGAAGTTATTTAAAGTCAAGGCAGAGCAAGTCATTTTCCACACCATCAATATTCTAGCAAATGACGAAAATGAGGCAACCTCTAGAGCAAACGAATTGATACAAAATAGAAAAGCATTCTCCACTAGTCAGGAAATTCAAATCACTGATGTCAGTGCTTCAGATCCTAGATTGGAAGCTGCTTAAAAATTTCTGCCGTAGAATTTAGTTCTACTGATCGTGTTGTTGATATTCACCACGGCATCTGCCAAGGTGTTGGTGATTTGAACCAGATTATCAGTTGTGGTAGTCTGCACAGCAGTACTTGTCTCTGGTGTGGAGCAGAATGTGCCTAGAGTAAGTTCTGTAGTTACACCTTTTACGGTGCTAGATCTTGCTCTACACTGTGAGAGTGTGTGGTTGTTATTACATGAAACAATCACTCCACCAGAGTATTCTATACAAGCACCAACATCTCTTTCTTCTGTGTTGGGAGTAGTTGTGTACTTATCAACAACTGAAACATATACTTCAATCTTGATTTTTTGATTTGTATAATCTACTTCTTCCAATACTCCCTGAATCTCTATAAACTCGTTTCCTTCAGAATCAACTTCTAGTTTCAAGACCTTCAGAGGAACAGTATCAGAACTTATTCTAATATAGTCCCCCACCTTCACTCCAAGATAGTTGAATGAATTCTTTGTGTTCTTTCCTAATTTGTTTTTAATTAGAGTTTTGTTTTCGTCTGGTGTCTTAAGCGAAGGAACACTTAGATATGGAATCTGTTCAAAGTTTAATTTGTTGTACTTCGTGATACCACTGTACAGACTTTCAACTGTGGTGACATCCGCCTGTATGACTCCATTGAAATAACTTCTATACACATATGTTCCAGACACATCTGCTGAAAAATCAAAATTTGGATCCTTATAATAACCATTTGTTATTGTAAGTGTCGTACCAGTTGTAATTTGATCAAAGAATTCCTTTGTTGCTTTTTCGGCATCAGAATTTGTCTGATTGCTGTAGTCTATTAGGCACTTGGTGTTGTTAGTGTGAAATAAAAATGTAGGTGTAGCAACGATGCCTCTCTTTAGACTTAGTGTTTCTGGTTTTGCTCTTTCTATGCTGATTCCATACAGCAAAGAATATCTAACCAATACCAGTTTTTCTTTTTCTGTTTGTTTAAGAGAGGATGTCGTTTTATTTCTTATCATGTTGCGATATATGCTAGAGTTGCTGATCCCGCAGATGTTCTAACAAATATAGATCCAAGAGTACTGACTTCAAGGAATAGAGTTTCGCCAGGACTCAAGACATAACCATTGGTCGTTGTCAATGCGAGTGAATTTCCGACGTAAATGTCAGTCGTGTTTGTTGCCAATGATTTGATTGTAACACCAGATTTCAGACCTGTTTGATTTCCAAGAATGGAAGTATTTGAAGTGACTGTGACTTGAGAATGTGAAATTCTATTTGCTCTTGCGATAGAATTTACAATTACTCTTGCTCCATCACCACCTGTGTTGATGAGGTTAAGAATATCAAGCGCATATCCTGCATTTGTCGCAACAGTTCCGATGTTGGTCTTGAGTGATTCAATCTCATCAATGATATCCGTATCATCAATTGAAACTGTTCCAGAGACACCAACGGGAACCGCAGTATATGCTCCAATTTCTACAGCACCTCCTGCGAGACTTCCTTGAATAGTGACTGGTGTTGCACCAGAAAGACCTTGAACCCTTAGAGCATTATCTGCTGCGTCGTTGGTCACTCCAACTGTTGATGAAAGTGAAACCGAGAAAGTAAATCCAGCATTTGTGACTGCTACCTTGAGTGCGTCTCCAGATATTCCAAGAGGAGTTCCTGCTACATTAAGATTCGCTTCAATGTACGTTGATCCACCAGGACCATATACAGAAACAGAATCATCAGCAGCAACTAATTGGAATCCACCACTAATTCCTACGTCACCATAAACATAAACACTATCGGTGGACGAATCTAAATGTCTTCCACCAGTAATAGCAATTGCGGTTGCTCCACTGATTCCATAGACGCCTACATTATTGGTGACAGAAACTGATCCAGAGACTGCGACGGCCTGACCACCAGAGATGCCTTGAATTGATCCAGTAATTCCAACAGGAGCATCTGTAGAGAAAGTAGAACCCTTTACGATCAAAGGAATGGTTGGATTTGTGCGAACATAGAAATCACCAGTACCAGAAATCGTTCCACTGATGGGAATTGTAGTGCCAGTGATGCCGTATATCTTTACAGGGAATGGATATGTCTCACTTGCTCTATATGTGGTGCTATCGTCACCCCAAGAAACCTTTGCGATCTGAGCATGAGCAAGACTAAATCCAGTTCCACTTGTACCATAATCAGTGGCAAGAATAGCAGTTCCAGATGCTATTGTGATTTCAATGTTGTCGGCAGTATATGGCATATATTATTCCCTTTATTCTTATATATAGTGTAGAGATTGACAGTGTTTATAACCATGGTATAATGAGTTTATGATATTCAACATTACCCGAGAAGAATTCTCTAAGAGAATTGAAAATTATGTGAGAGACAAGAATTCATCATACATGGACGCTGTTATTTATTATTTTGAAGAGTATTCGTATGATTTTTCTCTTGCCCCAAAACTTTTAACCAGACCACTGCTTGAAAAGATTGAGCAAGAGGGTAGAGATTTAAATCTTTTACCAAGAATTAAGAACAAATTGCCTCTGGGTTGACAGGCAATATTACACATGGTATACTTCAGGGGTGGGGAGTTCCCACCGTCAAGTAAAAGTCCAAGGGAGATCCTTGGGGAAAGTAGGCAGTATGGGTTTTAGCGATCTTAAGAAGAAGTCCAAGGCAGGAATCGAAGATCTCATCAAGAAGATGGATGATCAGACAAAGGCAAAGGACTACAAGGATGATCGTTTCTGGCGTCCAGAGCAGGATAAGTCAGGAAACGGATTTGCGATCATTCGTTTTCTTCCTCCAGTTGATGGGGAAGACGTACCTTGGGTAAAGGTATACAATCATGCGTTTCAGGGACCAGGTGGTTGGTACATTGAGAATTCTCTCACGACTCTTGGTCAGAAGGATCCAGTTGGTGAACTCAATAACATGCTCTGGAATTCAGGTCTAGAGTCAGATAAGGATCTTGCCCGTGTTCGTAAGCGTAAACTCACTTACATCTCTAATATCTACGTTGTTTCGGATCCTGCGAATCCTCAAAACGAAGGTAAAGTCTTTCTCTATAAATACGGAACCAAGATCTTTGAGAAGATTCAGGAAGTCATGAAGCCTGAGTTCCAAGATGAGGAACCAGTCAATCCGTTTGATTTTTGGAAGGGTGCTAACTTCCGCATCAAGATTCGCAAGGTTGGTGGTTACACCAACTACGACGCATCAAAGTTTGATTCAATGACTCCTCTCTCTGGAGATGATGCTCAACTCGAACGAATCTGGAAGTCGCAACATGCTCTTCTTCCATTCCTTGATTCTTCAACTTCAAGTCGTATGAAGAACTGAAGGCAAGAATGCAAGAGGTTCTTGGTGGAGATATTCGTGGTGGTGCTCCTACAAATCAGAAGACTGCTGAAGACATCGCAGAAGAACTGGTGGAAAAGAAGCCTACTCTCAAGCAAAAGAAACCAGTTGAAGATGATGTTGAAGATGAATCCGATGCACTCAGTTACTTTCAGCGACTTGCTGAAGACTGATTAACAAACTTTCTCTCCTTTACCCTAGAACAGTCCTCCATATTGGGGGACTGTTCATTTTATTAATGAGTATACCAATTGTGTTGGCACTCATGGAACTTTTATTGATATTGGATGTTTTATGAGGTGATGTGTTGTCTGAAATTTTTTCAAACATCGGAGTATCAAATACAGCATCCATTGTGCTATAGTTTTGAATTGAATTTGTTTTTTCATTATTTAAATCTCTATTTTCTCCTTCAATTCGTTCCAATTCCATCAAACGAGTTTCAATTGACTGCACCTTCTCGCTCGGAGAAGTATTAATTATATCTCGTTGTCCATTGGAAAATTGTGGATTTGGATTTGCATCCATTCTTTCTAGGGGTTTGTATGATGCCCTGTTTTCCACCACCACCGTTGAATAGTTTCCCACAAATTGTTGTTGAGAATTTGTGGACATTGATGCCACATTTGTCATATTATTTTGATTTTGATTATTTGTATAATTGTAAGAATTTGTGAAATTGGATACTGAGGAATTACCATCTCCAATAGATTGATAAGAGTTGTTATTTGTTGATTGTATAATTGATGAATCTGATTGATTTTCAAAAGAATTACCATCTCCAATAGATTGATAAGAGTTGTTATTTGTTGAT